GCTTAGACGGATATACAGAGAAGAATGCGCCTGTTGAGATAAAGGGAGACCCTGCTGAGGGCGACACAATCGTGCTGGACGGCAACAGACATCGTAATGGCAATCTTGAGTACGACAAGACGGACAGGCAGAACGTGATTATCCTTGAGACAACTGGCGACTATGCTCCTCGTATCGCTTGCTATGCTAATATCTCTGAGTACAAGCATACTATCACAAAAAGCGTAAATGGCGAGAACAAAGAAGTATCTCTGTCGGTATTCGAGACTTCACCGAAGGGTGGAACGAAAATCAATTCCTCACACTTTGAATTGATTTCGGATAACGGCAGTACTATTAATATCATCAATTATAGAGGTGACTGGGTAGAAGGAAATACCTATCATAAGAACGACCAAGTAAATCACAATAATGCCGTTTGGGTGTGTGTTGCCAATTCAGAGGAGGACGTAACAGGTGAGCCTTCTGACGGCTCGACACAATGGAAAAAAGTTCTATCTGGAAGCAAAGGCGAGAAGGGAGACAAGGGCGAGGACGGCGTGGCTTATCAGATAATGATAACGAGCGATACGGGCACGGTGATGATTAACGGTTCGGGCGAAATGACGCTGAAGGCAACGCTGCTACGCAATGGCGAGGACATAAGCGACACCGTGGGCAACAGCTCATGGTCGTGGTGGCGACAATCGGCTGATGCCGAAGATGATGCTGTATGGAATAAGCTGCATGAGGGGATTGGCCGGAACTGTCTTATAACACGTGACGACGTAGACAGACAGGCACAATTCGGATGTAGTGTGTGCGTATCAGATACAAAGACTATTAATAGTAACATATAATAATATTAAAACAAACAAACGATTATGGCAAAAGTATTAGCTAATGGTCAGATTACTATCGTTGACCTCAATGACGGCAAGGCCGTTCAGTGTTTTACACAATGCTCTAAGGGCGAGACTCAGATTTACACCCCCGACACGGGTGTGTACACTCCGAACTACTCGTCGAGTGAACCAAACGTGATAACAGCCCGTGTATATGTGACGGGCAGTGCTACAGACCAGGCTCCGACCTCGGCTTGTACGGGATGGTCGTGGAAGTTGGATGGTGTGGCTGCCACTCCTGTGAGCGGCAAGTCGTATCAGCTTAACCTCGCCAGCAACATCGACAAGAACGGCAGCGTGAAGAACATCGAGTGGTCGTGCAAATACACAGACCCGGAGACAAAGGCTACGACTACGTGTATCGGCTACAAGACCATTTCACTGGCCAAGAGTGGCGGTGCGCTTCAGACGGTGCAGATTGAGACCCCCGACGGCAATACGTTCGACTCGACCAACAACAGCAAGAAGCTGCGTGCTATAGCCAAGTTCTTCCGTGGCAACGTGCAGGACACCACCATGACATCAATGACTTGGGAGGTGCTGAATATCAGTGCAGGAACATGGGACGCCGTGGCTTCGGGCAACGTGAGCACTTCGGGCGGCGTGAGCACTCTGAATGTGAGCGCCAACGACGTGCTTAACTTCCAGACTTTCCGCTGTACGGTGAAGGACGGTGCTGATACCGCCAGCGCTATCATCACGTTCTTCGATGCGAGCGACCCGTACGTGGTGGAGGTGTATTCGCTGACCGGCGACAAGATAGTGAACGGTGCGCAGTCGACGGAGCTTTACGCCCGACTCTGGAAAGACGGCAAGGTAGTGGAGGATGGTGCAGCGGTGAAGGCAGACAGCAACCATGCCTCGAACTACATCTACAAATGGACGAAGTACAATGCCAGCGGTGTAGCCACGAACTGGAACGGTACATCAAGTGCGGTGAATGCTTCGAACAAGCCTTACGTCACGGTGTCCAACGCTGACGTGGCAGTGAGAGGCACGTTTACTTGTGAGGTGTCTAAATAAGGGCACCTCACCCTTATTTTTTATTAATAAAAAAAATGAAAGAGTATGGCAGTATTATTGGCGAGGGGCCAGATAACGATAGCGGCGATAAAGGATGGTGCGCCAGGTCCGCAAGGCAAGCCTGGCAAGGATGCCGTTTCTATTATTGTCGAAGACGCTCCGCTCGTTTTTGACACAGATGACAATGGAATTGTACCTGTTAGCATATCAAAGGTTGCGAAGGTAAAGATAATGAAGGGTAACCTGAATATCTCTAATGAATGCAGCAATATTAACTTAAGGGATGATTTGTGTGTAAATTGTAAATGTGGTGCAATACAGAAGGATGGATATATCGAAGTATCTGTATCAGGCAGTAATATTGCAAAGAACGATGTAATTGTTGACGGGGTAAATCAAGGACAGGTTTCTGCAACATCAGGCTATGCGGTCGCACAATTTGTTTACGCTGGTGTTGTCTATTTTGCGCAGGTTCCATTCTCGGTGAACGTGTCGAAGTATATGGGTAGTGTAAAGGTTACGGCAAAGCAGTATCAGTCGCAATTTAAGGCATTGGAGAACGACCTCAAAGGAAGCAATCCTACCGTTCTCAAAGCTTACACATCTACTATCAAGCAGACAGCAAAGGAGATTACTCTCAGCGTGACTCAGAACCAGCAAGGACGGCACAACCTACTGCGAGATACGTCATTGACAAGGAAGGGTGATATATATTATTCGGACGGCCTCTTCCAGCCTACGATAACACAGGGCGTGAACGGCCATAATGCCATCCGCTTCTCGGTGACTGGTAACGGAACGCCTCAGTACAAGGGACTTTTCTGGGGACAGACCATCAACGGCATCGCTGTGAAGAAGAACACCGACTACACTTTCTCGGCATGGATAAAGTGCGACACGAAGGACTTACAGGTTCATTCAGAGGTTTTCAAGATGGCTGCGCTGAATAGTGGTAGAGGGGACAGAATTACTGCCACCTCGGGTAAAATGGATTGGCTGACGAAGGAGGAAGAGGTGAACCAGTGGAGGCAGGTGAACTACACCTTCAATACGGGCGACGCAGAGTTTATCGAGGTGAATATCTTTGTCTACAATGGCATAACCGTGGACGGAACATTTGGTTATACTGCCTCGGGCAACGGATGGATATGTATGCCGATGTTGGAGGAAGGAAGCGAGTACACAGGCTGGACTCCTGCGGAAACGGACTACGACTATGTGGGAGGAAACCTTTTGGAGGACACGATGTCACTGACCAGATCGTCTGACAACAGCAATCTTCAGTTTGCCAGCGGACTGATTTTGTTTGGTAAATACGAAGGCTGCTACGGTATATTGTACAACAAAAACAACTCGGCAGAGTCTCAGTTCACAGAAGCCTTGCAATATAAATTTCCAACAACGGCTACCCTTTCTGGGCAGGCGAGAATAGTAAAGAATCAGGACTATGTGTTCTCCTTCGTTGCCAAGGGCAGCGGGAACATCAACGTTTATCTCTATGGAGACAGCGTTCATGCAAACGTATTTACAGAAACCTGCGAAGGAAACGTATATCCGGTCGGCTGGGTTGACGGATACGCACAGCTCGCACTCACCTCGACCTTTAAGCGGTACTGGGTGCATTGGCGAATAGAGGACTATACTGGCGAGGGAGCAGAGGTAATCCCAGACAAGGTGCTGATATGTGTTCCAGGCGATACTGAGGCTTGGGTGACAAAGCCGAAACTGGAGGAAGGCGCACAACTTACTGATTATACAGAACGGAAGACCGACCTCATCGACAGAGCCACAGCAAAGGCGGCAGGACTTGAGATAACGGCAGACAAGGTGATTCTGCAAGGTGAAAAGGTGGAGGTCAAGAACGGCAACACCACTGCTGCGATGTTCCAGAGAGGAAAGCTCAATGCAGAGCTGATAGATGCAGATACTATCAATGTGCACCATGTATGGGCAAAGGATGAAAATAACCAAAACACCCTTGCGCACTTTGGTAACTACGGCATTAATGAAGCAAAAGACGAGGAAGGTAGGTCGTGCCCATTGTGGGTAGGCTCTTCCACTGCATCAAGTTCGCCATTCCGTGTTAGTAAGGACGGATATATGTATGCGGAAAAAGGCGCTTTTGGCATACGATACTACGAGGACGA